TGTTTAGGTGAACCGCCAGGTGCTCTTAATGCTTTATTTTGAAGTTTAAGAAGTTCTAATCTTTGCTCTGGTGTTCCTTTTCCACTAAAAAACTTATCACTATCATATTTTTCTTTAAAGTCTTCTCCCATATTCAGTAGATTCGCAACTTGTCTTGTTTTTATATTTGGTATTTTTTCTAATTCTTTTTTAGGATTTAAACTTTTAAGTGCATCTTTTTCAAACTCATCTGCATACTTTTTTAAATTTTCGTGTCCTTTATTTCTCATTGCTCTTGCAATATCTCTAACATATTCTATATCTTGTTTTTTTGTTTCACCATACATTTGTTTAAACTTTTTAGTATATTTTGATGGTTTTGTTTTCTTACCATAATCGCCAGGAGCTGGTTTATATGCAGCTGGATTATCATCATCCATTTTTGCACCTTTTGTAAAGTGTCTATCACGAGCCTGTTTTGTAGACTTTGCCATATCTTTACCTTTGGCATCCTTTGCATAATATTTTGCTGGTTCTGTTCCTTTACTTTTCTTTATGTCTGGGTCTTGTTTTGTTTTTCTTTCATCAAGTTCTAATTCTGCCTTGAGTTCTTTTGGTAGTGTACCTTTTGATACTAAGTTATTAATATAAGTTTGAAGTGATCTTAATGATGGTGCATTTGATATACCACTAATTGCTGTTTTCATTGCACGACCAGTATTATCATCTTTCTTCATTGCATCAACATATCTTTTAACTAACTTTTCATATCCTTTAGGGTGTGTTGCTCTATCTATTTTACCTATGAGTTTAGTTATAAAACCAGATGGAAGTTCATTAAGTGTTATCTCATGCAACCAAGCCTTATGAACTTTACCACCACTATCATTGAACGCAACATAGTTTGTTCCTCTACGAATTATCTTACCTTCAATACCATTTGCCTCTACTAAATCATCTATATTCCAAATCTTTCCTGTAAGATATAAATCCCTAAGTGTTTCAAAATCTGTCATCTCACCCATATCTTTTTGTTCACGAATACCCATATACTTACGAACATCAAGATATAATTTTTTACTATCTCTAAATCCAGATGGTAATCCCTTTTCAAAAGATTTAAAATCTCCGAGAGAAGCTGCAGCTCTCATCTTTGATGCAGACATACCAGAAACATCTTCTGCATCTGGGTCACGATCTCCAGCAGATACTACATCAATAGAATTAAATTTATAGAAACCATGTCGTTTACCTTCGACACCATTATATGTATTAAGTAATGAAGAAAACTCTTTTACCCTATCAGAACCAACAATCATTACTAAATCTGTGTAACCCTCATCATAAAGTTTTACTGCGATATCTATTGCAGTTTTAGAGTTTTTATCTGCCCTGATACCTTTTGCATACTTTGGAAACATCTTTCTCATATATGCAACTTTAAGTGCAAATGGCAATGGGTCTTTCTTTTGATTTTGTGATTGTGATGGATAGATACGATATGGATTTGTTCCAGCAACAGATGCGACTTTCTGAATAAGTTTTTCATGTCCTGTGGTTGGTGGATTAAATCTACCAAAAGTAAATACAACCATACCTTTGGCCTCAGTTAAGTCTAAAAACTTTCTCATTTGTCCCATGCCTTTATTGCAGTAAAGTTGTTGAAAGAGAACTCCATTCTGTCCACTAACTTAACAGCTCCACCACTTACTCTATCAATCGCAACATAACCCTCTGGGTTTGTTACTTCAAATCCATTATCGGTCTTTATGAATGTATCTGTAAGACCTTTAACACTATTTAGTTTTTTTACTATTTGCATCTTTGCATCAACTAATAGATTTTGGAATGTTATAACTTGCGAAAGATTACCAGTATGTTTACTGACCTCTCTCACATATTCTTTTTGTATATTTTTATATTTGTCTTTTCCCTTATCAGTTTTAACTTTATCTATTTGTTTCTGAATTGACATCTCTACCCATTTAACATATCCAGCTGCGTGTTGTTTCGGATTTGATATCTTTTGACCAGCACGAACTTTACTATTGTTATATGTTTTAAGTGATGCACCTGCTAATACACCTGTCATACTCTCCTGTAGTTTAATAAATTTACTTAATTTAGGTGAACTTATCTTTTGAAAAGTTCTACCTACTTGTGATAATATTGTAGTAACTTTTTCTGTTTCTTTTGCAGTAAAAGTTGAACGACCAGATGTATCTTTATAAGTTGCATCATCCATCCAAACTGTATCTGGGGTATTCAATCTAGATATATTAACACCAAAAGATGCTGTCATATCTGGTAAAGTATCACCTGTATAAGTTGTATGCCAGACAACACCAATTTTTGCCTTTTTTATTTGTTTGCCTATGTCACTATTAATATCCACAGCGTAGACAATAGTGTTAGGCTGAAAAGTATAATATACCATACCATCAATAGTTGTTTTCTCGACATCATCTGTAAACATGAGGTCGCCTTGTAATACACCTTTGATACCGAGTTTAGAAAACTCTGCAAGAGCGATTTTGAACTTTGAATTAAGAGCTCCAGATAGGTCATCATCAATCTCCTTATTAGTCTTGTATAATTTAGGACTTACATTAAAAACTGATTTCTTTGCAACAAAAAACTTATCATCTTCTGGGTCTATCCCAGCAAAAATTGCAGGAGCTCCATCCCACTTAACTGTCATATTGATTGAACTTCGACTTGAACCTGCTAACATATCTCTCAATGAACGTAAGAAATTTATCGCTGCTCGTCCTCCATCAACACCATAGTTGATTATTTCATCTTCTAAATGTTCTAGGTGGAGATTTTTACCACCTTTATCTTCCAATATTAATTCTGAAAATCTAATCATTTCTTTTTAAATCCACTTGTTGTAATATATAAAGCTTTACCAGACCAACCACCTTTTGCTCTGGTTCTTAAAACAATCGGTGCCTCAACTTTTATGTTAAGAGGTTTATAGGTAAATTTTAAAGTAAAAGTTTGTGATTTTCCATCATATCTTGTTGATATGTTCGTATAATTTATTGATTTTTTATTAAAAAATATTTCTCTAGTAGTTTCATCAGAGGTAACTTCTTTTACTCTTGAACCTCTTTCAGTTCCAATTAAAAGTTTATATGGACAAGGAGTGACATCAACATCATCATAAGTGTAATATGCAACTGTATTTAAAATGTATGTTAAATTACTTGGAAGTGATATAAATGTTGCAAATGTTTCAATAAGTTTATTTCTAAAAGGATAATAATATCCATCTGTATAAAAATTTAATTTATCTTTTGTAAATTCTTTTGACAGTTTTGCAAAGGCCAACTTTGATGTGGTTTCACTAAATTTTTCTCTTTCAATAGAAAATTTGTTAATCGCACTATAAGCATTTTTATTACTTTTTGGAATAAGTGATTTTGCATAATTCCATGCTTGGTCTATTAAATTTTTAATAAGTTTGACTTGTGTTTGATTATCTAATTTTCCATAAAATGCAATTATATTTGTATTAATTTTTGGTGTTTTATCTTTTCCAGATGCTATTTTATTTGAATATCCTACAAAACCACCATCAGCCAATTTGACTATAACATCTGATGGATTTTTTTCTCCAATACCTTCTGGTTTCTTTTTAGGCACCCAATATACATCATCAATAGTTCTACCAGCATTATCACTAATTATCGCATTTGAGTTTTCCCAGCCTATCGCAATATCTCTTTCTGGAGTTTCATCTTTATCTAAAAGTATTTTTAATTCATCATAATCAACATAATAACCATCTCCATTTAAAACTCCAGTATCACCTACTTTTCCACCGACTTCTTGCATAAATGCTTCTGGTGTAGTGTAACTTCTATGAAGTAAAAAATATACTGATAAAAATTCATTTACATTAGATGAGGCTGTCGCATCTTTTCTTTGTTTTTGTCCTAAATGTGATTTAACTAAAGTTATCGGAGTAGAAATATATTTATCAGTATCAGCACCATCTAAATTTATTTGAAACTTTTTTGTGCCACCATAGTTTTTTATCTCTGTTCCAACTGGTGTTTTAACATTTTTAAATTTTATTTCACCTTCACCAACAGCGGGCCTAATATCTTTTTCAATGGGAATATCTATCACATAAAAAGGATTTTCCACACCTTTCATAACATAGTTTGGTGAGATAGTTAGTTCACTCAAAAAAGAATGAATTTTATCTATTGGTTCAATATAATTTTCTTGTATAGGTCTAACTTGTTGGACGTATTTCCGTATAGACATCAACTTCTCCATTTAAATATAGTTTCTTAGTATTTATATAACAGAGAAGTTGATGTTTGTCAAGTATTATTCTGGATCAGTACCGCCATAACTTTCCATTATGACTTGTGGTTCATCACCCTCACCATACTCATCATTCAAAGTCATTAGGTTATCTTTTGTAGAGGCCATTGCACACACAAGTTTATCCATCTCTTCAAAATGTTGTGGGTGTTCGCCGATACCTACTGCGTTTTTTAGATAGATATCTAGTGTAAGTTTTGCCTGTTTATAATCTGCATTATATTTCGCTCTCAAAGCATCTAACATTTGTTTTTTCATTTCCAATTCTCCCTATTCATATATTTTCTCAATATCTCTTTTGTTATGCTAAATTTACCTTTTTCTTTTTTCAAAGTTTTTTGATATATTTTTGATGGTATAGTTGAGTCTGCAAAAGCAGATTCAATACCAATCAAGCCAGGTGTTGAGTTCACCTCTATAAAGTATGGTCTACCTTTTTCTCTGTTTTTAGCAGGAATAAAATCTACACCAACTATATCTCCATCAACTGCCTCTGCAGCTTTTATTGATTCAATCATCTCTAAATCTGTAAGTTCATGTACCTCTGGTTCAGAACCTTGAGAAACATTACTTCTAAAATCACCTTCAATTATAGGTCTTTTTATTGCACCCATAATTTCACCACCAACTACAATTACTCTTACATCATAATCAGTTTTAATTTGTTCTTGTAATAAAATATCTATATACTTATCTTCACGATAAAGTAATTGAACAATACCATGAAGTGCTTTTTCACTTTCAACAAACATCACACCAACACCTTGTGAACCAATAGATGTTTTAAGTATGATGGGATAATTTACACCTAACTTTTCAGCTGCAAATACACCACCTTCTTTATGTCTTATAAGAACTGTCTTTGGTGTAAGAATATCATTTTGTTGAAATGTAACTTGATTATACCATTTATCATTACAGATATCATTACATAAAACTGAATTAACAACTTTAAATCCACTAGTTTCTAATGTTCTAGCCATAGTCCACCAAGAACGACAACCAGATTTTGCATTTAATCCCCTCATCATAACAAGAGTGTCATTGCGATTTATTCTAATCGGTTTTGCATATTCTACATCACTCTTTGTGTCTGGTAATTGTGATCTACCTTTTTCGTCAACAGGGTAAGAATAAACTAATTTATCATCACCATCATCTTCCATATAACAACCCATAAGTTCTGCAAGATGAACTTGTATACCAAGTTCTTTAGCTTTCTTACGAACTAGTGGCCCAGTTTCATTTGGGTCTTGTGGGTCATCATGCGAGAGGATTAATAACTTGTATGGTTTTTCTTCTTCTGCAAGAAATGTTTTGAAATTATCAAGCTTCATTAACAAGACTATTCCTCTCGTTTTTTACCAATATTATATTTCGTTTCTAGAATCCATTCATCTTTTTCTTTGAATGATATTATTTTAATTTGACTAAGTGGTGCAACAAGTTCTGAGTTGCCTATCACTTCTACTAAACCCCAATCTTTTAAAAGATTTGCAATCGTATTTCGTCTTGCAATATCGTTTTCAGACAGATTTGTTTCTTTGCCATCAAGTGCAAATAGTTCTTTAAAATGCACAATATAATACCTACCTTGTTTATGTAATATATGACAAGATTGATATAGTTTTCTTTCTTTTCTGGAAGCTACTCCAATACGAGAAAGAGTTTCTCGTATTTTTAAAAAGTCGTCTGGTTCTTTTAGACTAACTTCAAGCATCTTCTCTTGCGACCAGTTAATACTTTCCATTTTTTCCACCTTTATTCAAACTATCTTTGATAGTTTTTACTTGTTCATTACTTAGAATATCAAGAGCAGATTTTGCTTTTTCATTATTATATCCATAATACTCTTTAACATACTCTAACTTTTTACTTTTACTCGCCTTCAGCCAAGGAGTGTATCTTTTCCTTGCTCTTAGACTATTTAGTAAAAAATCAAACTGGAGTTTTTTATCTAGGTGGTGTCTTTGATTAATTTCATTGACTAACATAATTGTATCTGGAAATGGTGCAATACATTTATTAACAATAAAAGGTGGATATTTCTTTTCCCATTGTTCATCATCACTATCAAGAAGTTTCTCTTTGGTATAGTTTATTGCATTTAGATAATCTTTTAGTTCATAACTCATTTGAACTTACATTGTCCCATAAGTTCTGTCATACAAGCTAGGAGATTAATTTCTTGATCTGCAACAAAAGCAGATTTATATGAGTAATCAGCCAAAATAAGAACAGCATGAGGAATACTAGAGGAATCCATAGCATCATACAAAGAATCATATAGATGACGAAAAATCCTAGTATGGTCGTTGTCAATATTATCGACAATCCATTTCCTAACCATACTAAATTCTTTTTGTTTAAGAGCCTTGATAAGTTCATTAACATTTACCTCTGATAAATTAACTAATATACCA